AACTTTGTTTGCTAATTACATCGTCAGTCGGCTTATTTTGAAGTTTCTTCAATAGCAACTGCTACTGCAACTGTAGCTCCAACCATTGGGTTGTTACCCATTCCGATAAGACCCATCATTTCAACGCTGGTTTCGGTTTTAATCCTTGAAACCCGCACTATCACTAACTTTACATACGTTGCTTTTGAAAAATAAAGCCACGTTATTTATTAATTTTATTATACCAAATTATGAATTGAAAAGTAAAGATATTTTTCTATATTTATCTTAAATACTCTAAAAAATAAAGTTCTTCAAATTTGAGATAGTACAAAATTTCAAACACCTAAGAAAAAATATGATATCACCATTTCTGGCAATACCCTAAAATAATATATGCTATTTAATTTTATTTAATAATACTTTCTTCTTTTCACTAAATTCTTCTTCAGTAATTATTCCCTTTCCTTTTAAATCAGCCAAATCTTTTAATTGTTCAGTAACTGATACCATTGAACCTTTCGATAATTGCATATTTATAAAATTATTGTAATCTTTTTCAGGTATCATTTTTATTAAAGTTATATAATCTTTAAAATCAAAAAACATTGAATGCCTTTCTCCATTAACATAATAGTTAAAAAAAGTTTCCCTATCATCATGAGTTATAATTTCGGACTTTATTGATTCAATCTTACCTTTTTTCCTACTACCAATTACGGCACCTGCACCACCTGCAATAACACCTCCGACAATTGCTCCTCCTACTGAACTTCCTCCTATTTCTCCACCACCACCCGAGATTTTTGTTTGTTTAGAAACATTACCTTGAGTTGAATAGTATTCGATATCTTTTAATGGTACTTTATACAAAATATATTTTTCCTCTCTGCTTTGTACTACTGCTGGAAATAAAAACAAACTCTGATCTTTAATCCAAATATATTGCTTATCTTTAGATATTTTAGCAAAACCATTTTTATAGTTTACAATTTTATAATCATTGGATATATTATATTCAATCTTCTTTTCTTCAAATATCTTATTATTTTTTTCATCTTCTTTAATTTGTCTTTGTTTTTGAGTTTCTTTTATTTTATTATTAGAAATAACCGCCCATATACAGAGTCCTATAAATATAAATAGTCCTATAAAAAACGTACTTGGCGATGCAACAGCCCACCATATTAATAAAATTAAAGCTATTATAGCAATACAACCCATCTATTAACACTTCCTTTACATATTAAATAAAAAATTCATATTTACATTATAATCATAAATATCTACAAATATCAATAATTTCTTCATTATTCCTTATAAAAAGTCAAAAAAAGGGTATCACCATTTCTGGCAACACCCTAAAAATTTTCACTACTACATATGTTATTTTTTTATTTTTAACTATGAGTAGTAACAAATCTAGTGATATCATTAAGCATATCATCCGCATTATTTACTTCATGTAAATTAATATTATCTATATGATAATTATTAGTTACTCTATGATCTTCAGTTTGTGGCTGTATAGACCCATTTGTATTATTTATGCTTCTATTATTCCTATTATTAATGATTCCTTGGCCTATGTTATCAGCTGCTGGTATCGGATTTAATTTATTTAGATTAAGTCCAACACTCATATCTTTTGATAATCCTTTTATTGCATCAGTAACTTTAGATTTATTTTTATCAATTCCTTGAGCAAGTCCACCCATAAAGTCTGGCATCCAAGTTTCATAATCAGTTAACGGTCCTTCATCTGGTACACTAAAATGTAAAAAGCCTTTTATTTTATCCGCTACTCCACTAACTGCATTTATAACTCCACCAATAGCACCTTTAATACCGTCTATTAATCCTTGTATAAAATCTTTACCCCATTGTAAAGCCTTACCTGGTAAACTTGTTAAGAAACTTATAGCACTATTAAATCCATTACTAATAACGCTTCCTATAGTACCCATAACAGACGATATACCGTTTTTCAATCCATTTATCATATTCGCACCAAATTGTACAAATCGACTAGGTAAACTTTCAAACCAACTTACTACTGCATTAAAAGCATTTTTAATTCCATTTCCAGCACTCTCTACACCGCTAACCAAATTTCCAAAAAATCCAATAACAGCGTTAATTACTCCACCAATTACAGATTTTATTGTGTTTCATACTTCATTCACTAAATCTCTAAAAGCTTGATTCTTATTGTATAAAACTACTAATGCTGTAACTAATCCAGCTATAGCTATAACTACTATTGCAATAGGATTTAAACTCATAGCTAAATTCAATGCTGTTTGTGCTACTGTTGCTGCTCCCTCTGCTATAGTTGAAGCCACAAGTTGAGCCTTTTGTGCTATTCATGCTATAGCCTGTTTCCCAAGTTCCAATGTCATTTTGGCTAAACTTACTGCACCTTCTGCTGCTGCCCTTCCAAAATCTAGCATCGCACTTCCAGCTGTTCTTGCAAATCCACCTATTTTACTTAATCCACTACCTAATGTATCAAGTACACTAGAACCAAAATTAGATATTCTAGTACTTACAGATAAAACTCCATCTTGTAAATACATGAATGCAACTCTAGCTGTATCTATTTTATCTTTAACATTCCCTATAGTAGTTGTTACTGTAGCTATAGCAGTTCTAACATTGTTTACAGTGCCAATTATGCCTTGGATTGCTTTCCATGTAGCAAAAGCCGAACCTATACCAATTACTATTGCCTTTGTAGCTTCTCCATGTTGTGCAAATCAATCAAGTGCATCTTTTATAGCAGTTAGTCCACCTTTAGCAAGTCCTAAAAGTTGATTACTTAAATTAGATCCACTGCTACCCATCTTAGGGAATAAATTAGTAGCTATTTGTATAACATCTTTTATAATCCCTGAAATTATAGGTGATAATGTAGTTATTGCCTGACTTATAAATTTCATCCCATTACTAATAATATCTTTAGAGCCATTTATTGCATTTTTTATAGCATCTTGTATTTTTGGCATATTCCCATTAAACCAAGTAACCGCATTATTAAAAGCTGGTAATAATAATGTACCAACACTTTGACCTAATGTAGCAAGATTCAATTGTGCAACCCTGATCTGATTCGCAAAACTTCCACTTAATGTTCTGCCAAAATCTCCTTGAGCATCTTTTGTAACGTTCATAAGATAGTTATATCTTAATATAGTTTGTTCTGATTGACTCATTTGAGCATATGGCTTTTTAATACCTTCAGATAATGCAAAAGCTTGTAAATTAGCTACGGACATGTTAATACCAAGTGCTTTTAATGGCTCTGTCTCTCCAGATATTCCTGACCTTATCTTTTCCCACATATCAGAAGTACCTACATTATAAAAAGAACTCATGTCTCCAGTTAGTTGTACAAGTTTCTTGGACATATCCCCAGCTTTTTGTTCTGTAACTCCACTAGATTTAAGCATAGCACCCATAAATCCAACCCACTGTGTACTAGCTGTCTGGGATATTCCAGCACTTTTAGCTGTTGTTTGTGTCCAATCTTCAATAGATTTTGCACTATTCTTATATGTCTGTTGGACTACATTCTGTGCTTCCGATAAATTGCTAGCACTTTCAGCCAGTTTATATCCCTGATCTATTAAGGATTTAAACCCAAAACCCACACCTAATACAGCACCTAATTTAAGAGCAAGACTACCTATTTTTCCAAAAGAACTCTCAAATATTCCTGATAACCCTTTTGCTTTTTCTCCTGCTTTATCAAGTTCTGTACTTGCATTATCTTTTAGTAATAATTCTCCAAATATACTAAATAATTTCATCCGTTAATCACCCCCTTTTTGATTATTTCTATTTAAGTTATCTAATCTTCGTATTTTTTCAGCTTCTGCCAATGCTTCTTCTTTCGTTATTTTTTTAGCACTTTTTATGTCTGTATTTGTATTTTTGAATGCTTTATTTTTATAATCTTCAAAACTTATATAATTATTTTCATCCATGTAAATATGCTCTATATTTCATTGTTCAAAGAGTCTATCTTCAGCAATCTTTATATTCATCTTTCCAATTAATTTAATTCCATCAAAAAATCTTAAATTCATTACATAATCAATATTATTGTATCTACTTAAAATCGTATCCATGCATTCATATTCATCAAAATCTTCAGGCACTATACTATGTGCAAATTGAATTATTTTGCAGAGTTCAGTGCCTGTCCGAAAAAACCTGAGAATTGGTCATCATTAAATATTGAATTTACTATCTCCATAACATCTTTTAATTCCATGTTTTCTACTTCACTTATAGACTGGCTACTTATATCAGCAAATAATTTATATATTTCTTGTTGTGCGTCTCCTAAATGTTCTACAAATAACATTGTTAATTCTACTTGTAGATTTTGCTGTGCTTCTTCTTTTTCTTTAGGAGTTTTGTTTGATATATCTGTTATTAATTCTTTTATTTCTGCCTTTATATTCATTTTTTTAATAATTCTAGTTAATGTAAATAGATCTCCAAATTGTAATTTTCTCATATTATTATTACCTCTTTCTTATATTTATTTATTTTTATTTAATTTTCTAACGTAAAAAAGCACCTATTGAAAGGTACTTATAATTAGTTGTTTGTTACATTCATTGTTGGAATTGAATTTAAATACAATCCGTTTGTAGATTTAACATTATTAAGCATATTTGTATCTTTATTATATGCCACTGTAACGATTTGACCACTTGTTGGTGCTGTGGTTAATGTTAATTCTATTGTATTTTGGTTATTAACCCCTATTTCTGCATCTGTAATAATATCTGTTGTAACACCTGTTGTACCTTTTACTGTAACAGTAAATCCATTTTTTGGCACTGGAGTGGTTACTGTATCTGTAAATGTTAATAATACCTTATTATTAGATATAATAGGTGTTTGGCTTAATGTGAATATAGTTGATACATTTGCTTTCGGGAACCTAATTTCAAATGGTAATTCATCTATAGCATAAGGATCTATATAAGCTGTAAATGTACATGCTAAAACGTTATCATTATCGTCCTTTGTATTTCATTTCAAACCATCTGTATTTGCTGCGTTCTTTAGAATTATAATAACTGGTAAATTACTGCCACTTATTTTTCCCACTAATGCTAGATTTTCTAAATAATCCGATTCATCTATGCTAGTTTTACCTGTTATAATATCGTAACTTGCATCAGAGTCGGTGTCTATTGTTCCTCTCAATAATAATGTTAATATTTCTGCTGTAACTTCCAATAAATTTGTTGCCAAAGTTACTGTTGTATTCGTAACAAACTCTCCATACTTCATATCGCCTTTAATTCCATCCACCTTAATTTGACGGGTGTTACTTTTTACTGTAAACGTATTCCCACCTGCTGTAGCACCAATTAAAGCTTCTTGATCTGTACCATAATTTTTATATAATGCCCCAGCATCTATTAATAAATTATTAGGTGTATTGGGTGTAAAACCAACTGTTTTTGTATTATTCATATATTTATTACCTGCCTTTCTATTTTTTTATTGATCTCTTTCATAAGTTTTAACTAAAAATCTTAGCTGACGTCTTTTTAAATTAACGTCTGGATCATTTAAATTAAGACGACATGGGTTATACCTACTTATTTGTATAAACATATCGTCTTTTATTATTGTTATTTTATTTAATTTCTTATATATAGCATCCGTTAAAGTCTCAACTTCTTCTACTCCATGCTTATTGGTCCATATATCTATGTACACTAAGTTATTATTAGAATATTCATTATTGGGAATGGCACTGTACATTAAAACTGTAGCATATGGATATACTTTGGCTCCATTTTCTGCACTTTCCTTATCTTGTGGATATTCGTCTGTATAGCATGTAACAATAGGCTGTATTTGTTCGATTAAATAATCATACATATTAAGCATTTTTAAACACCCATTTTAGATGTTATAATTTTATCTGCTATTTCAGTTATTTTACTTGAACTATCATTAATAGTATTTTGTAATATATGCTGTGCCTTTTGCTTAGAACTTCCATTTTCTACTCATTCGGAGTAATACGCTTCAGGCGTTGTTCCTATTCTAATACCACTATTATTATCAAGGGTATCAAAGGTTTCTGACCTTCTCATATTTCCACTTACAACTGGTGTTCTTGATTGATATTCAGCAACTAAAACTGTGCCCCATGCGTTGCATATTTCTTTTTTACTTGCATTAATAGCCGCTTTTACTTCTGAACTATAATCTTTAAAAGTAGATGACATTATATCACCATCCTTTCTATTTTATTTGATATACAAATATCTCTGTATAAGTATCCCATCGAATAAATTTTCTTATCTCATATTCTTCTGTATCATCTGTAGTTTTAAGTATAGAATTAATTTTAATATCTTCATCTACTCCAAAATACTCATAGAATAATCGGTTTGTAACATCTAAATCATACCCATATGTCTTTAACAGTAATTCTTTATTATAAGGTTGTTTGTCCAAATCTATATTTTTTATAAATATATCTGTAGTAACATAATCACCATGGCTATTAATAGAGCCTTGTCCTTTATTCCATAGGGCATATGTTGTATTAGCTAACATCCTATCACCTATCCCATCAATTTAATTCTAGGTAGTGGTAGTAATACTTTTACATCAGAAGATAGTCCATCAGTAAAAGTACCACTTCTAGAACCTTGGCTAAATTGTTTAGTTCCCTCAAGACCATGTTTCCTAAAAGCTTCAACTATATATTGTAGTAATGCATCAAGATAAGTAGCTTCTACATCTAAATTATCAATCTTTAAATAATTCTTAATTAAAGTAGAACCTTGCCTTAAATAAATACTTATAAGAGCATCTTGGTTGCTAACATTTAATATAATTTTTGCATCATCTAAAATTGCCATAAGACTTACCTCCTATTTAAAAAGGATAAGGCTTTTATTTATCCTTATCCTTAGTTTTATCTTCAACTTTTTTAACAACTTCCTTAATTTCTTTAAAACCTTTTGAAATTAAATCTTTTATGATTTTTTCATCTTCACTTATTCTCACAACATTTAAATTTTTAAGCTTCATATATAATCACCCCTAATATTAAGCTAAAGCTTCTTTAATATTTGCAAAACAATGTGCTAACATATTGTCTGGAATCCAAAGATCATGATACTTTCTATAGTCTAATTTATATGCTCTTGCACTCTGATTAGTCTCTGGATCAAATATTCTTATATTATCTGTCTTACTTACTGCTATAGGGCAAGTCTGTGAGCATATTAACCAATTAATATTTTTAGCATTGGCATCAGCTACAAAACCACCGGATGTTTGTCCCGCTGTTTTACCATCTTGGAATACATAAGCTGTCTTTAATCTTAAAGAAGGTACTGCAACAATTAAGTTGTCATCAATCATTGTTACTTTAGTAGAATAAGCACCACTCGCAAAATCAGTAACTTGAAGCTGTTTAGTAATTTCAGTAGAATTTTCAAGGATATTTTTAGTAATAGCACTCATTGTTATAATAAGTGGAATATCTCCTACAACATCCTTTACTGCTGCAATATCAGCTTTCAATTTAGAAAGTATATCGGATGCTGCTGGTAAATAACCTCCACTTGCTCTACTGCCTGCTATTGCTAAAGATGCTATTTTGCTGTATCTGTAAGCATCTATCTCAGGAATAACTTGTGTTCTCTGGAATTGAGACATAACGTTAGATGCAGTTGCTACAAAATTAGATTCATCCACATCATTCTCATCAATTGAGAAGGATCTACCTCTATCCATAGTCATAGTTTTAGTTTCATATTCAAGAGTAACATCCCCTGATACAAAACCTGCTGATCTATCATAATTTCCTAAACCACTCATAGAAATTTTAGGTATCTTTATCTCTTTTCCACCCTTATATATAACTTGTCCTGCATTTGCTTCCATCCAACCACTTGTAGCACCTGCCACTGCTTGAGCATCTAATGCATTTTGAAATAAACTTGCGTATTCTATTGTATTTGCCATAATTTAAATTACCTCTTTCTTATATAAATTTATTTTTTATTTCTTGTTCTTTAAAGACTACAATTACAAAAAGTCATTATTTAATACCAAATATTTTATTAATTTCAGCTTTTACTTGTTCTTCAGCTGTTAAATTTGTATTAGTATTTTTAGGTGGTTTATATCCACCCTTTAATCTTTCTTCTGCTAGAGCATTAACCTTAGTATTTAAAACATTCTCTAAGCTTTCCAGATTCTTGGTTGTTGTTTCTTCATCTTCTCCAATAAAATAATCGACTAATTCAGAAGGTAACTTCTTATCTGTAGCCATTTTAAGAGCCTTATTTCTTAGTGTTTCATGAGCCTTTTCTTTTTCAGACTTATTAATTCTCTCAGTAAGTTCTCTAATTTGTTTTTGTTCTGCTGTTTCCTGTGGATTAGATTTAGTAACTGCATCATCAATAAGTTTTTTAAGATTATTTGTTTTCCAAGTATCTAAACCCTTATTAAAGTTTGTGTCTAGTTTAGGCTGTAATAGCTTTTTACCATCATCTGTATTCAAGAAGTTCTCAACTCTATCAGGTGTAACTAAACCCCCAACATAATTTTTAACATCTTCACTATCTTTGTTTGCTTCAAAATAATCTGTTATCTCTTTAAAATTTTCTACTGCCATTGAAATATCTCTCTCCTTTTCGCCCTTTATGTACCTTAGTCCATAAAGTGCATTTATTTTTTTGTATAATAAAAAAGCCTTATTTCTAAGACTTGTTTTAATCTATTCCCTTTTCTTTTGCCCAAGAATCATAATCTTGATAGTCTATTAATTCTCTACTTTCATTATCAAGTCTTTTTGATGGTTTCCAGTCCTCACTAGGCATATTTATAAGACAACAACGACATGAAGTATGATTTTCTGGTGGAACTACCTTATCAGGATCATCAATATCATAAACATGACCATCAAGTGCCGCACATTTATCACTTGTTTTACCATCTAAAGTAGCAGTATACATTTGTTTTGTTACACCTATATTTTCACCTAAATCATTACTAGCTTGGCTTTGTACCCTAGCACTTTCATTCATAACAAGTCTTTTTGATTCGTAGGCGGTTACATTGAACTGTTGTTTTATACTTCTAGCTAATTCATCTAAATGTATTTTACCATTCATAGAATCTTCAATTCCTTGTTTAATACTATCAACTAAATTAGCTTTGTTAGTCCATATTCTATCTGAAAATATCTTACCATCAATAGGATTGTTTACTGCTGCGTCAATGTATTCCTTTTTTAAGATACCAAAGTTAAGCACATTCTTCATACCGCTATCAAGTATATAAGCATTGTGATAATAAACCATAGGATAAGTGTCAGCTAATATATTAATTACCTGGTCCACTTCTTGCTGACCTAAATTTTTACCCATATCTTTAAGCTTTTTATCTATATCAGCTAATAAGACTTTTTTCTGCTGTGGTGTTACATTTAATAATCCATTTTCAGCATTTTTTATATACAGCATACCTAAATATTGATGCAATTCTTCTAAATTAGCTTTTTGATTAGAATATACACTCTTCATTTGTTCATCAGCATATTTTTCAGCATCTAATTTAATTTGTTCAATCATCTTTTGATACATAGGATTTAAAGTATTAGCCATCTGTACCACCATTTAATAAGTCTGCTCCTATAGAATTAGCTTTATTTTCTTCCTGCAATTGCTTCATTTCAGCACCGGGATTAGAAACAAAACTTAATTGACTTAATCCAGTTTTAATAGATAGCTTTCCATTAAGCTGAGATATTATTTGAGCCATCATTAAATCATCACTTGGTATGTTTGGAGTAAACTTGGAATCTATATCTTTCCAATCATAAGACTTGTTTTCTTTAATTTTAAGATATTCAAATAAAAATTGTAATCTTAATTTAATAGCATCAGTTAAAGCTTGAATATTATCACTACATTTCTGCTCTAAGCTTATAAGTCTATTCTTTAATGCTAAACTTGATGTATTACTAGCAAGTTTCTCATTATGATTGATATGGGAACTTAATTGATATATCTTATCTTCTTGGGTGGATAATGTATTCTGAATAAAGCTATCATTTATATTTTTAATAACCCATGCTGCGTCTGCATCTTTAGTAGGCATATTTAAAATACCTAATTCTTTCATTTTATCTAAGTCTGTTTTTCCATCTTCGTCTTTTGTTTCATCATCCAACTCACAACCTGTTATCTTTAGATATGCATTTCTAAAATCACTTATTTCGTTTGATATATCTGATAAATTAGTTTCATAAGCATCTTGAAGTCCTTTTATCTTTCTATATAAACTCTCATAATAAGAACCTATTTTCACTATACTTACTGGCACTTTAGAGAATATATTTTCATCTACTGTGGAACCTTTTATAAGTTCAAAACTTGAGCCTACACAAGTATAGTGTATTATATCTTCGTTAGTATAAACATCAGCATATAATGTCTTTGATTCATCAAACTTCTTACTAAAAAATCTTATAAATAATTCTATATTCCCAAAGTCATCTTGAAGTATGTAAGAATTTTGTGGTGTACATATAAGACTATTAAATAATCCATTGCTATCAATATAATATAATTCATAGGCTTCATTATAAATTAAGGCTTCTTTACAAAGTTCTTTATCATGACTAGTATTTCAATGCTTAAAATTAACTCTTAAATCTTCTATAACATTACTGTCATTAGAATGACTTGTATAAGTAATTTTATTTCCACAACAATAAGAAGCTTCTTCATTAACAAACTTCTGAATAAAGTTACATGAGAGTTTATTATTACTTCTCTTAGTAACCATTTTATAATGTAGTATAGCGTCTGTATGTCCATTATAATATCTTCTCATGGTTTCATATCTATGTAACTTTAAATCAAAATCAGTTTTACATTGTGTTAGTAAATTATTATCAATCAATAAATATTACCTCCTGTTCTTTTGCAAAATAAAAAAAGCTATAATCCTAGCTTTCTTCTATCAAATACCTTTAGTTTTTGTATTACTTGTATTTCCTTTATGTCTATTGTTAATTGTGCTACTGCATCTGGAGCATCATCATGTTCTGAATACTCCTGACCACAAAAACTCATTATTTGCTCTATAAAATCTGTATCATCTTGATTAAATATAATTCTGCCATTATTTACATCACTTATGATAGTAGATATTTTTTCATCTTTATTTTTCTTCTGCATTCTGTTTATAAATGTGATATTTCTATATTTTAATTCATCATCTTTATTAATTAGTTCTTTAATTTTTAATACATCTGCACTCATATATAGATTTTTTTCTATAGATACATGAGTTATTTCGGGGAAATCCCTTAAAAGCTTTACAACATAGTTACAAAAATCATCAAAACCCACTTTTAATAATTCACCTTTTTTAATATAAAGAAAATCATTATCTGCTAAACCACCAACCGCAAAAGCAGAATAATCGGCTTTATTGCTTATACTATTGGCTGGATCACATACAAGTATATTTTTTATAAATGTATGTTCTTTTATTTCTTCTAAAGATTGAGTTCTATTAGATATGAACCACTTTTCGCCTATCTTACTGGCATCGTTCATCATTTCCTGTTTAAATGCCACTGGATTATTATAGTAATCTATTGCTAAATCTAAACAATCGTATTTATCGGGCCATAAGGTTTTATATTGCATCTCTTTTTCGTGCTGATAATAAAATTCTTTGGCATCTGCAACACTATCTTTAGATTTATCATTAAAATAAAGCTGTCTGAATTTCTCTCAGATACCTTCATGGAAATATTCATCAACATTAAAGTTAACTACTCTTTTAACTATATGTTTATAATCCTTATTTTTAAGTAATCTACTCATAAAGCAATCTTTATGTAAAATAGTTCCAAGTACAATAAATTTAGTAGCCATTTTTATCTTATGTCCATCACGGACAACTGCTTTATCTCCTGCATATTGTGAATCTTCTACCCATGTATTATATTTTTTATTCCTTGCTTCTGCTGTAATACAATCACTTTTTGATTGATAATCGTCTGCAATAATTACAGAAGGCCTAGAACCGGAATATTTCTTACCTCGCATAGATGAAGTACTAGAAATAGCTTGTATTTTCGTTTTGTTAGATAATTCCAATTCTAATTTATTAACTGTATACCTTTTGGGCTCGATAAGTTTACCAAAAGATTTTATTATGTATTTATTTTCTTCAAAGGCTTGTCTAGTTTGTGCTATAAACTCTGTAGCATCTTGCTCTGTTTTTCCTGCAACCAATGTATATATAGACTTCTTATAACAATGTAATCATACAGATATTGCAAAATCACAGACCGTTGTCTTTGCTGCACCTCTAGGCATTATTAATTCTAATTTATCTATAGTATCCTTTAAAAATACATTTTCTAATTGCTCCCAAATCTCATAATGTACTGGTGCTAATATTCTAGCTGTATTATCTTCTTTAGGTAGAAATGTATCTTGAAGGTAATATAAACAGAAAAATTCTATAGAATATGCTCCAAGTTGTGCTGCTAATGAATTTATTCCAAATAAGTTGTTGGTATGGGACGATACTATTTCTTCTGCTTTCATTTCTGCATCTGATTGATTAAATCCACTTGATATTAATTGTTTAGTCGTATATTTATATAGTAGATATCTGTTTTGTTCGTCTTCTGTGCTAAAATTTATATTATCTATCAATTCATATATTGCCTCCTTTCTTGTATCAAAGTTTAAAAAATATTATAAAAAATTGTCTGACTCTATATGGGTACTTTTGGAAATTTACAAAATAGAAAGCCACCCCCTTGACCTCTTTGTCGAACCATGTAAAATTATTTCCATAAAAATAAGACATAGAAACTCTATATCTTACTAATAATAATTATTATTAAATTATTCATCTTATAATTATCTTCTAAAACTCTTCAATGCATCTTCATATTCCTCATCAACTATATGTGTATATATCATCGTTGTTGATAAATCTGAATGTCCTAATGCCTTCTGCACTAATCTTATATTCTTTGTATCTCTTAATAAATCTGTAGCAAATGTATGTCTTAAAGTATGTGGGGAAATAGTCTTTGTTATACCTGCCTTACCTGCATAATTAACAACCATCTCTCTTACATCTCTATCAACCAATTGTTTACCAGTTCTATTTGTGAATACATGGACCACCTTGCCTAATTGCTCCCCCTGTCTTTGTTTCCAATCTTGTAATAGATGGAGGGTATTTTCTCCAAGCCATAGTATTCTATCTTTTGATCCTTTACCATCTACTACTTTTAATTGTCCTGTTAATAAATTAATATCTTGCCATTTTAAATTAATCATTTCAGATAATCTTAGTCCAGTTGCAAGAAATAACTGTATCATTATTTTATTTCTATGGCTATTAAAATATCTTACATTAAATATATTTATTAATTGTTCTTGTTCTTCTTTAGTCAAAAACTCTGGTATTTTCTTATTACTCATAACTTTCACCTTTTTATAATATATTATAGTTTTCCACCTAAAATACATATTATAGGTGGTTATTCACTACAATTATTAGTATATATCTACTCGATATAAAATTCAAGTACAATCGGTGGTTATTCACAATAAAATAAAAATATTTATGTACTTACTCAGCCTTCTTTAACTTATACTTTTCAAATTCATTATGAATGACTTTAGGATCTACACTTTCATCTTTCTTATCGGATACATCCTGTGTCTTAGATGTTGGCAATCCATATATTCTATTTAATAAATAAATCAGGATGTCTTTCTTTGTGTTTTCTGACTTACTTGTCAATGCTATTTTTTCCAATTCACTAATATAGATATCAACTTTCGACATTATTTTTTGTTCGCCTTGTTTTTTGAGTTGTGTCACGTACTCGTCTACTGTTGCCTTCCATTCTGGTCTTTTCATATCGTTATATATTGTCTGTCTAGCAACTCCACATAACTTAGCAATATCAGTAATTTCTGTACCTTGGGCATACAACTCTGCTTCCTTTTGTTGTCTCTCATTTAATGGCATTTTACCACCTCCACTCTATTTACAAGTTTACATTTTTTTTGATTATTTTTATCATGTATCAGTATTATATAGCTATATATCTAGTACAGTTCAAAAAAATATATGGGGGGGTATATTTTTGTACCCCAATAATTTATTTGCCACCTATTATTCTATTACCACTGCCATCATATTTACCATTTTTGTTACCAAAACCACCCAATACTTCTGTAATAGCTTTTCTATGGACTTCATCAAAATTATATTCTTTATCTAATATCTCTAATAAATCATCTTTAAAATGACTTTGCAAACAAGTAACTGATTCTGTTTTAATAGCTGTCTGTATTATCCCAGTGGTACCATCACTATGATCTATCTGTGGATCTATAAGTAAATAAGCATAATCCTCTAAATTTATCTTTGGAAATATATATTCACTCATTTTTTTACAGCCTTTTATTTTTTCTCTTATATCATCTTCTCTAAGTGTATCTAATTTTTTTATTTCTTCAGCTTCTGTTAGAATATCTGCTTTTCTTTTCTCAGCTTTTTCAGATCGTAATTCATTAATCTTATGTATTAAAATTGCATATAGTTCCACAGTATAAAATTCATAAACACAACGTTCACTTAATTTGCATTCACCATTATCCATCTTTACATATGGTATTTTATCATCTTTAATAATACCAAAGTATTCTAATAAACATTCTATCTCATTCCTATTTAATTCATATCTATCATCGAATTTTTCCATTATTTCTTCACCATTCCTTATCTATTTTTTTAATCAGCTTAATTTTTTGCATTAAAAAAGAACCTATAATTTCTATAGATTCTCCCCTATTATTTTTCCCTCTTTATTTGCTTTAAACCATTTCTTAATGATACTAAACATAGTTCCAAAACATATTACTACATCAATAATACCTACAATCCAAAGTAATACTGTACTTTGCAATGTAAACATATCACCTATTGCAAATACAAAATATACTATCAAGCACATCTTAATTAACTTCATTACAGCTTTATTAGTTATCTCACTATTTCTCTTACGTAATAGCTTATCATTAGCCTTTATCTGATTTGTGCTATAAGAATTATTGGTACTTTTACTATTACTATTACCACCTAATTCTTTTCTAAAATAAATACCATCTTTACCACCGGCAACATAAGTTTTACCTTTACTATTAACACCAATCCTAGCACCCTTTACCCCTGTGCTTATTCCTATTCCTGATTTACTTAAATTTAATCGTGTATGCTTACCTAATTTAATACTTTTCCTGAAGAATACCCCCATTGATAACACCTTCTTATAGGAATATTATACTACTTTTATTGGTTCAAAAAAAGAGTTACTTAAATTTTATTTATACATCTGATTCCTTTATTTATCGAATTATTTATTTTATAATTCTATAAAAAATAACACTTAGCTAGTGACTAAGTGTTATTTAATAAAACCACTATATAAATTTAAATAAACTCAAGGTTTATCCACCTTTATTATAGCATGTTTCATATTAAATGCAATAATTGTATTGTACCTTACATATACATAAATTCCAATAAATTATCATAAAACTCATCTTCTCTAGCTGTTTGTATTGCCCTTGTACAATAATCAAAGGTAAATTTTATTTCTTCTAATACATCATCAAGTATAACAATAGCTGCATGATTGTCGCTCTCTATTTGCTCCTGAAACCACTCAATATCTCTATCCACTTCTATATCAGTTATTATTGGTAAGGCTTCATATACTTTTCTAATCTTATTAAAATCTTTAAGCTTATATAATCTATGTAATAATTCCATACTTGGATCTTTATAAATAATTTTAATTACTGGTTTTCTTCCTTCTTGTACCTTTTCTTTCATCTCTAAATTCTTACTTTTTATTTTCTCTATATTACTTAATTTCACTATTTTTTTACTCCCCTTATTTTTTAATTTAATCAGCATTTAAAACAAAATCATGGTTATTATCTATAATAATTTCTTTAATTTCGCTTATATATTTTGGATTAACATATATATCATTATTCAATTGTAATAAATTATTATCACTTAATAAAGCCATATGGTAACGTACCTTAAATTTAATTAATTCTTCATCTACTACGAAATATTCGTGTCCGTTGTTCATTATAATTTTAATATTCATATTATCATCCTTTTTTACTTATTTAACCAACCAAGTAACAGTAAAATAATTGACACGGCTATTGGTAATCATATACCAATTTTTCACTGCCAACTAGCATTGCTTTGTTTGTTACCATCGATTAAATAACTATCAAATTTATCCGCTCATTTATTAATAGTTTCTGTTAGTTTATCCATACTCTTATTTAGATTTTTAACAGTAGTCTCCTGGCAAGCCGCATCTATCTTTATATCGCCAATATCGTCTGTATTTTTTGTGATTCTTTTATCGTGATCATCTAATCTCTTATCATGATTTTCTAATTTTTCCAATATAACATCTTCTTGCTGCATAATAAGCACCTACCTTTCTATTTTGTAAAATCCCCAGGTCATGGGATTTCCTTTTACTGACTTTATCCTAGTCGGTTGAAACGTCCACGGATTCTATAATCTCAAATAATTTGCTCCTTAATAACTATTCGCCACAACGTAGAATACCATAATACTATTACGGGATTTAAAGGATATTATGTTTTGCAATACCTTTATTAAAATATTCTTACCATTAAGATTTAAAACGGAGGACTTTAAACGACCTGTTTTGAAACGTGTTATTTTACCAATCCCTTGCAAGAGTAGTCGCCAGCCTTGGCGATTTCCCTAGTCTGGGAATTTTACCATCTAAATAGCGTTTCTTCCTTCAAAGGAATTATTATAATTTTCTTTAAAAGTTGATCTGCAAAATCTTCTTGATTATCGTCCTTAACATTACTAATATCTTTATTTATAATATAATATCCGTATTCATCAACAAATAATTGCCTTTGAGATAGATTATATTGTAACTTTGGTAAATCATTATATAATCTATATGTATTCATATTATATAGGTGTACAAATACATAATCATCATTTTTTATATGTATACCTATAGGTCAATGTAAGGCTGCTTTTTTACCCTTGCATCTATCATCTATATAGTCTATCTCAAAATCAATTATGTCATCTGATTTATCCAATTTATCACATATATATCAAACTATATCATCTTTTGTAGAAGGTGTATTATAAAGTTGATATCCAAGCCTTCTATATTTATCTATCTCAAATAACTCCAAATATTTAGCATCCTTATTACTGGAACATTCATCAATGCCCTCAAACTTAAAATTATCTGGTCCATATTCATCTCAATCTATCTGTAAATCTTTATTTATATGTTTACCATTATTTAATTCACGTATATGAGATTCTCACCGATGCTTAATATCTAAACTTCTTCCTATGTATACCTTATTTGTATCCTTTAAATTTGTAATCTTATAAATACCTATCATTATGTGTTATGTCTCCCCTTTCTGCTATACTGGTCTGTTTATATACTTATTCTACGTATTGTTTCCATAGAAAAGTCAATAATATAGGCGTAACCTGTTGAAGTATAAAAAGTTACATAAGATTCTATAATATCGACATACATTTTTTCTACTGTATCTAAATCTAGTGTAATCTTATCATTTCTAGATTTAGCAGTATAAATTACTCCATATTTCATTTTTAAATTAGTACACTGACACTCATCCATCAACTCTCTAACAAATTTTTCTTCTTTTCCTGGTTCATAATAATAATCGTCCATTGTTTCCATGTAATACATTCCTCCATTTATTTTTTATTTAAGTTTATTGCTTATGTGTATCATTGGGGGAACTCTCTTATTTTGCTTCGTACCTCGCAAAAATAATAGAGATAGCATTCCCCCAAACCCCCTTGCGTGGTTATTTTTTTATTATCAAAATAAAAACGTTCCATCTTTCAAAACCACTAATATAAGAAAATCCTGAATATATTTTTTATTAGATGGTTTGAAAGATGGAACTATTTTTTACCCTAATAGATTTCCTATGTAGTTTGCTTGTAAATTACATATTAGATTAATTATTTTTGTGCAATAGTCTATATAATTTTTATAGATTTTCTTAATGTGATAAAATACATTTTACTTAATATAATATAAATATGTGAGCTGTTTTTGCGAACAATATTTATATTATATTAAGGGGTACTGATTTTTAGATGGCGGGTTTTGCCAGCTAATAAATCGGTGCCCAATACTACTATTACTATGATGTACTTCTAAATTTTCTGTACTACCACAAATTTTACATGAATCTTTTTTAATTAATAAAATAACCTTATTATTAACTATTGTTCTTAAATATTGACTTAATTTCATATTGCACCTCATTTCTAAAGTGAATATAAAAGGTAGGCGTTTTTGTGGAGTATCCCTAATTTAGGGAGTATCCACATTTTCGCCTACCTTTTTAGAAAGTTCATAAATCATCCAATATCTATTATTGTTACTTAAAACTTCATTTGTTACCAAATTAGGCGTCATCCTATAATTAGGGATGACGCTCAATTCGGTAACATAGTTATTAAAACCATATAACAAAATTATTATTCCATACCTATTATTTTGCAAACTACCCAGTAGGACTTATCTTTTTTTAATTTACCATTTTCGTCTCTATATGGTTTTCTTTCTGGTACATTAATTATATATGATATACCTTGCTCTTTAAAACTAGCATTAAAACTTGTAGGTCGTTTAAGTCGTTTTCCATCTTGTCTTAAATCAATAAATTCTATTAATTCCTTTTGTTCATCTTTATATAATTTTTTACCTACAAGTTCTTCTAACAGTTCTTCCAAACTTTTTACCTTTTCCGTTGTTTCTAATTCTGAAATAGAAGTTTTATCAATGCTTAATGCTGTTGCAATCATATTTTTATAATTGAATTTACTTTTTTTACTAAGGATACTATTATATAAAATTAAATCTTCTTGATATTTAGTATACATACACTCATTAACAACTTTCTTTATACTATTATCAGTATTTAAAATATCATCAATAATCCTAGTATCTGTAAATCTTTCATTTTTAAATTTATGCTTTACATATTCCTCTTGTCCATGATCTAATAAATAATCTGCTCTTTCAAGAGAATTCGTAATTTTACTTTTAAATCCATTGATTCTCCTATTATCTTTATAGTTATAGAAATATAAATTTATTGATTCACCTTCACCTATACGTTTCCTACCCAAACACTGAATAAATTCATCTGGATCAAATATATCTATTATAATATGCTTTACTGGAGTACCTTCTTCTATATTTATACCATTATCTAAAGCTGTAGTTATACATAGCAAATGGTTTTTAAACTCTCCGTTTTCTATTATATTAGTTCTTTCTTCCTCATTCTCAGTATTTTTTACATATTTATCGTAATATTGATTATACTGACTACAGATAAAAGCGCCGTTATATTTCTTACTTATTTCCAATGCTCTTTTGGCGCTGGTAAATAATAAAATCTGTTCCTCTTTGGGAATATCTTCTATAATACTATCTATACTTTCATATGTGCTAAAGGCTGTTATATTTCTTATGTAACTATAATCTGTAGGTAATTCATATCTATAATCTATTGTAATATTATTATTTTTAAGATAATTCTCTATTATTCCTGGAGTAGCAGTTAGTAGTATTTTGCATATAGTATTATCTTTTATCATCTTTTTAAAAAATAAATCTGTTTTTATATTAAACGAACTGTCCACGAAAAAGTAATGTGATTCATCCATAACTACATAATCATAGTTATCAAGAGATATGTTATTTAATATAAACGTTTCTATTTTCTGATAATTCATCACAGTTATATTACTACATTCACCTATATCTTTTTTAACTTGATCTTTTAAAGCATTTCTATTAGGATGTGTCTGAAAACATGAATTTGCACATAAATCAAGTTTAAGATAAAATAAAAGAAAAAAACTTGGAGATAAAATTATGGCACAAAAACGTTATGAAATATCTGATGAACAATGGTTACAA